TACCTTTGTGCTTACACTTACCGCACCCCTTGGGCCTGTCCCCTTCTATCTTGGTGCAGGTGGTTGGTCCTGTGGTATTCGCTATCCAGTGAGCCATCTTCTTGAGAGTGGTAGCTTCGTTATACTCGGGGTGTTTCATACTCCATAATTTGGCAGTGTCTTCTGGGTTGATGCAGTGCGCGGCTACTCCCAACATGTCGTACCATAATGGCTCGGGTACATCTTTCTGGTTCTCGGTAATCCATTTAAGCTGACGGCATCCATCCAGAATCAGGTTAGGCAGGGCGGAAGTGAAATCGGTACTTAGGGCATCTCCTAGCCCGGTGTCCTTGTGTACAGGGGTGACCAGGTGTGTCTCCCCTGTAGGTTTACCGTAGCCCAAGATGTTCTGGAGTGTTTGTTGATCTACCAGCTCGGCTTCCATCCAGACGACAACCTCTTTCCCATTCTTCGGGTTATGTGTCTCGACGGGGCGTAACACCCTCGCGTTGTCGGCGGTGATCGCTGGGTCCACCTCGAATTGATGGGTAACACAGGCTTCTTTTAACGCATTAGCCAGCGGCTTCCAGTCTGCCGGGGCCAATCCCTTTTTTAATACCCAGTAAACATGAAGCCCCCGCCCAGATGATACGATCATCGGTGCTGGTAGCCCCGTGGCTTGGATGAATTTTAGTAGGGCGGCAAGCCCCTTTTTTTGATTCGCGTATGGCTTGTCGTCGCCACAGTCAACATCAAGAAATAAAGTATTTGTTAAGCATACATTGTCTTGTTTGCGCTTGCCCTTTGTATTGAACGAGGACACTGCATAGTAGACGTTGTTGCCGTTCTTATCTGCCATCAGGCAGTAGTTAGCGAGTTCTTCCACTGTAGGAAAAAAGGCTTGTTGGGGTGCGTCCCCTTCATTTATTATTATTGCTACATAGAAACCTTTGTCTGGAAGAACCCGCTTAAGAAATGTAAGCGAGTCCATATTATTTGCCTTAACCCAGTCGGTTGGTTGGAAAGGGAGGTAGCGAACCACCCCCCTGTCCTATGTATGTTACTCGTCTTTTTTTATCAATTCAACAAGCGAGTAAAACCGTTGCGGCGAAGACATGGCGATAACCTCCGGTGACGGCCATTTTTGCTCGGTCATCACTTCCATCATCTTGCGGAGTGTCACTCTCACCTTGGAGTTGTTCTTCTTCCGAATGGGTTTTCCGTTAACCCATCCGGTGTAGGTCACACGCGACACGGTCAATACCTTAGCCATCTGTGTCACGGTGAGGAGCATATGCTTCCGCAGTGCCTCGACATTGGTGAAATTAAGCGGTTCATCAGGCATCATCAGCTACCTCCTCCATAAGCTGGGTAATCTCAGCGGCCAGTCCTTCGGTTCCCTCGGCAGCGGGAGCCGCTACAGGTTCTTCTGCCGCTTCTTCTTTCGGTGCTTCTGCACCAGCGACGACAGTCGCCGCCCCAAACCCTGTTACCTTTTTCCCCCCAACAGGTTCTAGAGTTGGTGTTACAGGTGCAGGTGCAGGTGCAGGAGGCTCAACCACAGGCGGGGTAACTGCTTTGACGGGTGCGGCAACTGGAACGGCCACCTCACCTGTGATCTGCTTAACAATGTCGGACTTGAACAATGGGTCCACTAGCTTCTGGATATCTTCGTCCAGAAGCCCACTGAACTTGAACTTGAGCTTAGGGTAAGACGCCTCAGTGTCAAACAACACAGTGGTACGCACACATTCAGTCGGAATTTTACGCATCTTAAGACCAGCTTGGTATGTACTAAGCCCCTTGAGTGCCGATGCTGTGACTTCCAGTAGGTAGATAGGACCACTAACATCATCAACAGATACAACAGCCAGCCGCTTCTTGTCAGAACATGCTTTGACTTTCGTACCCTGTGGGGTAATACGACTACCCCATGCGTTCTGCGGGCAACCAGCACATAGATCGTTCTGCGGTTGGGTGCTGTCCGGGTGTGGTTTGTCTCCTTCCAATGAGTAGCAGTCAGGAGCAGATGGTTCCGCGTCAGGATTCCACGCTGTGGCATACCACGCTTTGGATAAGCCGGGGTTGGCCCCTACTACAACAACTTCCAGAGCTGTTGCATCCAGTACGGACTCAGCTCCACCGTCGATCAACCGGAAGCGGGAGCCTTTGATTGAGATGCGGGGGAACTCTGCCCCGCTGCTTAACCCGCCACCAATGGCGTCACCTAAGGCAGACGGCTGGCCGATACGGTCAACAAGGTGAGCAGGAATTTTAAGGTCAATTGGTATGATATCGCTAGCCATTATTTTTTCTTCCTTCTATCCATTTCTTCTGGTGAAAACATTTCGCCCTGCTTGGGTTCAATGTCTAGTTTGTGCCGCGCTTGTGCGGCGATGATCTCTTCGGCTATGTCTATCTCGGTCTTGGCGTAGATGATCTTAGGTTCGAGACCTCCATGCGTATCCGGTGAGATAACCAGCAGGTAGCCGTTGTCGATTGGTAGTATCTGCATTATTGGGTCAACGTGTTCCAGAACACTCATGCCTTCTTAACGGGCCTACGCACCGACACCCCTATATTAGTTCCAAAGTTCACGCCGTCTGGGACTGTCTTGTTCGCGTCTATATACCCACGGACTGATCTCTTATTTACACCCCTAGTCAGCATATCCCATGCTTCGTTTTTCTTGACCCATGCCATTACTGCGTCCCAATTAGCTACGGTAGCGTAGTCACTGGTGGACAGGAACGCAGTGCCGTGGTCGGTCTTGAAAGACTTCACACCTGTCTCATCCGACTTAGCTTGTATCCATGCTTCCAACTTGAGCATCTTTTCCTTGATACCAACTAACCTCTCCTTTGTATTGGCTTCAAGAACCTCTTTCTGGTTACGTAATGTGATGTATGCTTTTACTACCTCATCAACAGTTGGTTCAGCCATTGAATATCTCCTCGTAGATAGCCTCAACGATCCCAGAAAACTCCTCTTGGGTGTACCGTTTGATGTGTATTTCGCTAACCAGTTGCTTGAATAATTTTATCTTCTCAGTCATCGTCCATCTCCTCCTGTATAAGATCGAGCAGTAGCCCTTGTAACTTCTGCTTCAATTCTAATCTCCGGTACATTTTACGTTCCAACGCTGTCCCTTCTATGTGGACTACGTTAGAAGCGTGGTGCTTACCTACACGTTCTATCCGCCCATTCGCCTGTACGTACTGCTCATTAGAAGTTATCGGGCCGTACCACACTATGGTAGAAGCGGCGGTGAGAGTTAGGCCATGCGCCATTGTTGCGGGGTGAGCTATGATAACGTGCGGATCAACTTCATTCTGGAAGTCATGGAAGATTATATTGCGCTTCCGGGTAGGTACTGCACCATTAACTACCGCAGTCTTCCATCTCTTCGATAGTTCGCGCTCAAGCATCTTGAGCGTCCCTATGAGGGGGACAAAGACAATCACCTTGCCCCCAACTTGTTCTATAATCTCAGCCGTGGCATCAACACGAGGTTTACAGTTAAGTTCTACGTTCTCGCCCTTGTCATTGTAGGCTACGCCACAAGCTATTTGTATTAGCTTTTGTATCTTGACTGCCTCGTTGACAGCAGTGATTTGTTCGCCGCCAGCAACATCGGTAATGAAGTGCTTCATCATCTTGTCGTAGTGCTTACGTTGTTCAGCGGTCAACTGAACCTCGCGTGTTTGGTAGACAGTAGGTGGAAGGTCAAAACACTCATCCCGTTTATACCGTACTGAAGGTTGTAGAATGTGTTTCACAGTGTCCAATGCAGATGGTCTAGGGACATAAGTGTACTGCCCGAACCTCTCCATTGTCTGGTCACGGAAGGCAGTGAATGTGCGGGGGGCATATGGGCTATCCACTAGCTTGGCCAGAGCCCATGCGTCAGTCGGTACATTAGGGGTGGGTGTGCCTGTCATAAGCCATAACCTCATGTCAGGGTGCTTACTCATCCATTTACGGAATAAACGAAACTTGTTGGTGGATGGATTACGGTACACAGCCGCCTCATCCACAATTACTAGGTCAAACTTACCCACAGCTTCATCATATATAATACCGAAGCCATCATGGTTTATGATGTAGAAATCTACATCTGTTTTTAATAATCTAAGCCGCCGTTTGGATGTGCCGTGTAGCGTTACGGATGTTCTATGGACAAATTCCTTAAAGATCGCATCCCCCCAAACACGTTCCAGAGTGGACAGCGGGGAGATAATTAACACTTTCTTAATTACGTCTACCTTCATCAGGTAGTCGGCAGACCATAAAGCAGAATATGTTTTGCCCGTTCCAATTTCATTAAGAACCATAGCTTTCTCGTTCATGGTGAGGAAAGCAGAAGTCAGGCGTTGATGATGATAAGGTATAAGCTCCCCCGACCAGTCGTAGTAGTGAAGGATGGGAGCGGGGGCCTTGATACCAAGGTTGCGTAAGACACGCACTTCGTCAGGCTTGTGGGGCACTGCGGTGAAGGTAGACCCGTTCACTGTAACTTGTTGTGCAGTGGGTATACACTCAAGTACGCGTGCTGGGTTGTTCAACTTGAGGGCTATGGTCTTGGTCTGTTCAAGAACTAGCATTTGTCAAATCAATCCATTCTTCGACTAGAGTAATTGTTTCTGGGTTATAAACGAGAAAAAACGTACCGTTAGCATTCTGTATTTTTTCGCTACATTGCTGTTGGAGAGCGGTCATGGGTTTCTTAGCATCAGCCTTTGTTTCGACTGATAGAAACTTCCCTCGGACACAGACGATATAGTCAGGAACACCAGATCGACCATACTGACCAGCTTGTGGTTTGAACCACCAGATGCCACGTTTCATCTTGAGCATGGCGTCTAGTTTATTTTTGATTTTTCCTTCGGGCGTAGTCATGGCGTTATAATATATAACCTTACAGGGGTGTCAAGTTAAATTCTTGCAAATTCACACAGGTGCTTGGCTGGACACCAAGGACATAATCCACTTGGCTTTGCGGGCCAATTGTTTGCTTTTACTGCGTCGTCTATGCGTTGTACACGTTTGTATAACTTGTTAAGGAGAATAGGTAACTCTGATTTAACGTAGTACCGGCTGTCCAATCGCATATCCTTGAGCCATATAAAGCTGGCTTTTACTTTACGTATATCAGGGTAGTGTTTGAAAGTTTGGAGGGCGAATACTTCTAGTTGGAAATAATCAGGACGATATTTACCTGTTTTCCAATCACCTATCCCTGCTCTGTCCTTGTCAAGTACCAGAACATCTAGCTTAGACCGTAACCATGCATCCTCCGCCCACCAGCTTGTCGGCTCAAGATTTTTGTTAAGGCATAGTTCTTGTTCTGTAAGAAGTTTCCCCGGTAGCTTTTCAAAAGCCGCGCATAGTGGTTCATACTTTGCAGTCTCGGAAGTGAGTTCCCCACCCTTTAGACGTACCTCAAGTTGTTCGTGAATGCGGCTACCATAGATACTGGCTTCGCCTTCGGAGGGTTTCACCTCCTTGGTGATACGTTGCATATGATATTGCTTGGGGCAGTTGTCGAATTGCTTAAGAGCAGAGTAGGAGTGGGCAAGTTTGGTCACTTACATTCTCCATAGTTATCACCAACCGCAGACTCGCAAGCAATGGGGAGGTCGGGAGCCCAGCTCGGTGGTGTTGACATCACACGCTCCACAACTTGTTGTGCAGTATCTGTATCTTTTATGCGGACAACCATTACGTTTTCGTCATGCACTTGTAGCACTACGGGGAACCCTGCTTCTTTGATCGCCGTCATTTGTTCTGAAACAACTATACGAGCGAGGGCTTGGACAATGTTCTCCACCACCTTGCCTCCGTAGATATTCGTCCAGTTAATATCCTCGTCCGTGCCAGCAACCAAATGCTTCGCTAACTTACGGTGTTCTCTTGGGTTAGCTAGATATTGGTAGCCGTTGTTTAGGTATCCTTGTCCCGTTGCATCTTGTTTTTCGGTATCTATGGCGCATAGTCCGTTGTACTTGATGACCATGCCGTTGGGTAACTCAATCCCATCAGGTGTATAGGGCAGTAGGTCTCTTATGATACCACTCTTACCGGCTATCATGTTAGTGAGTACACCATCGCACTCTTTCCATAGTCCCTTGATAGCGGGGAATTTTTCACGGTAAAAATAGACGATACGGCTAGCTTCCGTCTCATCTATGAGGGCAGTGTGGTAGTCTTTATCACTACTGCTTGTAGCTTTAATCGACGAGCTTGCTCTCCGCAACGTGTCCTCAAACTTAGCCCCACCCATGCCATAACCTAGTCCAAGGATACAGGTTTTGCCGACAAACCGGGATAAACCTAGATCATCAGCAAACAACTGGTAGACATCATCGCCTTGTCGGAACTGCTCAACCAAGTCTATCTGCTTGGCTATGAAGGCTAGGATGCGAGCCTCAATCTGACTGGAATCACAGGCTATAACCTTGTAGCCTTCGGGCGCAGTGATAGCGGAGCGTATGGCGTTGCCTTGTCTAGCTGGTAAGTTCTGAAGATTAATTTTATCACCACCACTAAAACGTCCGGTGTGTGCGCCATAATAATTAAGCATGATGGGTAGCGGACCACGCTTGGAGATATCTATAAGACGTTGTGTCCTTGTCTCCTCGATAGTTGATTTGACACCCATGCGGGCCTCTACAACAGCCACCACACGGTCATCCGCACTATCCAGCAGATCAAGTAGCCCTTGGTCTGTCTTGGCAAAGGCATAGGCGGATTCACCTGTGGTTGGGCTGACTTTTGTAGGTGGGGCAACACCTAGCTTACGAAGGAGATCAGAAAACTTGACGTTACTCATCAGCACCTTCTTTGCCGTCGCCTCCCCTCCTAGCCCAGCTAGGAGCTCACGTTTTTTTGCTTTAACTTCCACAAGATGTTCCTCTAAGGTAAACCTATTAAGCTCGAACGTCGGCTCGGTGTACATACGGATGGTCTGGTCAATGATCATCAACTCCGATACTGGAAACCCTTTCTTGAGTTTTTTGAACAACTTCCACGTTATCTCACCATCATTTATGCAGTAATCACCATAGGCTTTAAGCTGGACGGGTGTGAAATCCTTACGGTGCTTACCTTTAGCATCTATAACCTCCGTACCCTTTGGACCCAGTTTATAATGCAGGGCCAACATCTTGAGTGAACCCCCAACTGTAGCGTTGTGCTTGGGTCTAGCCATTGAGAGAGTGTCCAACCATAGCTTAGGCTTGATATCATAAAGCCACGACAGGATTGCCCCATCGAATGCGGCATGGTGGCAAAGGATAGCCTTGTTGCTGTAGTCCAACGAGTTGAGAAATGAGTGAACGTCATCCCCCGAATACCAGTCTCCGGGGTCATCGTTGACCTTGACGCTAACACCTATCGTTTCAAACAGGTCGGACCGGACATACTCCTCTGTCGTTATTCGTGACAGGGAGTAGTCCTGATCGTAATACGTTTCAAAATCAATCGTTACGATGTCCATTATTTATTGCTGACTGGAAGAAGTTCCTGTGGTTTAACCACACCAATACCTATACGTTT